GGCGGCACGACTTGTGCCGCCATAAACACAATCAAAGATAGGCAGAACATAAGAGTCTTCATGATATTAGATTTCAAATCCAAACTCTTCGTCGATGAATTTCTTTCCTTCTTCTGTCAAGGTTCTTTTGTTCCAGAATGTGTTGTTATCGTGGAGAATCTGAAGAATCTTCCAGAAAGACAAGTTATGTCCACGATATTTTTCTTGAAGACATTCTTCAAGAGATACGCCGACTTTATCTTGGAAAACCTCAATTGCAAACTCTCCTTTGTTTTCTTCAGTGTCGCGGACAAGGCCCATGCAATCTTCTTCGATGCACCGACCAACAGCGCAACGGCTGCCGCTCTCGTTTTCGTAACTGCACATTCCCGAAGGTCTGATGCTTCTTGCATTGTTGGAATAGAATTCAACGGTTTCGCGAACGATTTCTTCGATGGTCATAGTGGTGGTGGTGGTGTTGCTCACGCGCAAAGAGTAGCACGGGAACGGGGTTTGTGACAAGACTTTTCTAGTGTTTTTATCAGAAAAAAACCATCAACCGCTTGCAGTTTTCGGCATTTCGAAATTGGTCGTAGATTACCCACCATTCTGGATCGGTCTTGCTCACGATTAACGAGAGTTGATCGCGCTTGTCAAGCAATTCGTCGAACCATATTGCGCTCGGGCAGTATCCAAGATTCCACGACACGGATTCCTCAATCTTGATTTCCATCCGCTTGAGCTGAATCCGATTTTTCAAAGTCTTAGCTTGGGCGGCGGTGGTGTTGCTCATGGGGAAAAGGTATCAGTTGCCAGAGATGAACGCAAGATCTTTTTTGCATTCTTCGCAGAATTTTTCTGTCCATTCCGCAGTATGATCGCAAAGAGCTTCAAAGCGACCAGTGGCAGCGATCAGTTCAGCGATCCAGTCGGGAGTGGTGTTTTCGGTGGGGTTGCTCACGCGCAAAGGGTAGCATGGGGGCGGGGCTTGTGGCAAGATCTTTTTGGTGCTTTTCTCAGAAAAAAAATCTTTCGGATTCGAAGTTTTTTGCTTGACACATTAATCAATGTTATGCACGCTGCCGTCTTCTTAAGATAAAATGTGAATAAAAAGCTGTAAATATAAAAGCTGTAAATATAAAAGCTGTAAATACATGTCATGTTAATAGGTATAACTCATTGATACTCAACAAGTTGCACAGGTCATAAGTCGTTGACGCTCAACGAGTTACGTAAGCCATAAGTGACTGAAGCTCAACGAGTTACGTCGAGCGGACCCCTTCGGGGTCGTTTCGGTGTAACTGCTTGATATTCAATGAGTTACGAGGAGTCTTCGCAAGTCGTTGACGCTCAACGAGTTACGTCCAACGGACCCCGAAGGGGTCGCCTCGGCGTAACTCGTTGATACTCAACGAGTTACGAGCCTCGTAAGTCGTTCATTTTCAGCGAGTTGCGCAACATATGTCGGAGTCATGTGGGGAGATAGGCTTTCGCCTATCTCCCCAGTTATGTCACAGAGTTAAATCGCAGTTACCGCAATTGCGCTTTTCCAGCGTTGGGATTGCTCGCCTTGCACGCGCTTTGCCGCAATCGTTTTTTCCATCGCTTGAAATTTCTTGACAATTTCACGCTCGGCAGCGGAAAGCTTCGCAAGCGCGGATTCGGTGTCGGCTCGCGATACGACGGCGCTTTTTTTGACCATCTCAAGCTTGGAAGAAACGTCGATCACAAAAGTGATCGAGTTCACCTTCCCGCTGTCAACAATTTTTCCGTATTCGGAGAGAATATTTCCGATTGTTGTCGAACCAGTAACTTCAATTTTTTTCATGGCGGGTGGTGGTGGGCCGCTCCCTCGCGGCAGGGACAAGGTAGCACGAAAGCGGGGTTTGTGACAAGCTTTCTTTTGTATTTTTCGGAGAAAAAAACTCTCCGCATTTTCGACTTTCCACTTGACACGGGCGCGTCAAGCTTTTTTTGTATCATACCATAAGTCGCTGGTATTCAAGGAGTTGCGATGATTGTAAGTCATTGACGCTCAACGAGTTACATCAAGCGGACCCCGAAGGGGTCGCCTCGGCGTAACTCGTTGATACTCAACGAGTTACGAGCCTCGTAAGTCGTTCATTTTCAGTGAGTTACGTCACATATGTCGGAGTTATGGGGTCACATATGTCACAACACATATCATCGCAACTCGTTGATACTCAACGACTTACGTAAGCCGCTGGTTTTCAGTGACTTGTGGACATGAAAAGATAGGGGGCTTTCGCCCCCTATCCTATCTTATCTAGTCCTTTTCTTCACAGTAACAAACCTGCCCATTTACTATGTAGTCGATGGCATATCCACAGCGCTTGCATGTATGATGTTCTTCGTCCTCTTCCATTTCATCAATTTCCATGAACGCTTCTTTCAAGGTGGCGGCAGATCCCCAGATTTTCCCCTTGGAAAATTCGACCCCGCGAAGGTCGAAAGAGAATTGAAAGCCTTTGTAAGGGGCGGCGATGTCGGCGGCGGCGGCGGTGGAGTTGCTCACGCGGCGAGAATACCACGAAAGCCGACCTTGTGACAAGCTTTTTTCAGTGTTTTTCGCAGAAAGAAACACTGCGCATTTCTTGCTTTGCACTTGACAAGCGAAGTCAAGAATTTTTTGTATCATGACGTAACTCGTTGATGCTCAACGACTTACGCAAGTCATTGGTTTTCAGCGAGTTACAACGCCGCAAAAGCGGCGGTGGGGCATCGACGTAACTCGTTGATACTCAACGACTTACGCAAGTCATTGGTTTTCAGCGAGTTACGACACAAAAAGATAAGGGGGCTTTCGCCCCCCTTATCCTATCACTTGACTATCTCTTGAAAGATAGACAGCATTTCCTCGTATTCTTCGGGAGTGGATGGATACATAAGTTAAGTTAAGTTAAGGGGAAAGGAACCCCGCTATCCTTTCGGATAGCGGGGAAGGGTGGCTTACATAGCGTCCGACTTATTGTAAAGCTCGCCGCTCGCGATAGTTTCGATTTGCTCGCGCAATTCAACGCTATCTTCCAACTCATGGTCGTCAAGGTCGTAGATATCTTTCGCGATATCTTCCAATGTCTCGGCAATCTTTTGAGATAGAACATCCATGAAAAAGTCCATGGATTTCGCGGTCTCTTTCAAACCATAGTATTTGATATTGCGATTGATTTCTTTGATTTCTTCCAAGCGGCGGCTAAGAAGCATTTCGTAGCTCTCGAACAACCGTTTTTTGGTGAAAACGGTGGCGGTGGCGGCGGCGGCAGTGGTGGTGTTGCTCACGCGGCGAGAATACCACGAAAGCCGACCTTGTGACAAGCTTTTTTCAGTGTTTTTCGCAGAAAGAAACACTGCGCATTTCTTGCTTTGCACTTGACACCCACCCCATTTCTCAAAACTTTTCATCGAGCGAATGCCTGGGAGGCGCGGGGGGTCCGTCTCCTCAATCTCCCATCCCCAAAACCATCAAACCTCTCCAACCCAAGCGCACACCCCCCCATTAATCGAAAACGTTTGCACTTCATCAACTACAATGTAAAAAAAAGTGTAAAAAAAAACACCAGCTCCTTTCCCCAAAACCAAAAAAATAAAAAAATGCCAGTTATAAAACACAATGAAACGCCAGTAGTTATACAGCATAACAGCATAGGTTATACTGGATTGTCTTCTTCTGCGAGCATATCCTACAGCGCATCTTTAGAACCATCCCGCATTCTTGCGCCGAATCAAAACAACAACTTCCGAATTAATGGACCCCTTGCCGCAAAAATATCTTTAAACATCATAGCTTCAACTGGATTTAATATAAGAAGTCTTTCTAATTTGATACTAAATACATTAACGGGAGATCAAAGTAGCAATATACAAATAGGTGGATCTATTTTTAGCGGCTGCTATCTCAACGCAGCTTCTGTTGAAATATCTCCATTTGCGCCAGTTTCTGTAAGTGCGGAATTTACAAGCGCCAACATGCTTATAAACACAGGATTTCAAACAGGACAAAATATTACAGCGATTGTTAATCCTAGAACTATAGGATATGGATATACTACTATCATCAACAGTGGATCTGCACTGTCAGATCAAAACTATGCTACTGTTTCTTATCGAGTTTCTTGTAATCGTACTCCATCGTTTACTTTGGGGCAAAAGTTGGTGCAGAATATGTTTTTAGACGGTGTTGAGAAAGAGTTGTCAATCAAAGCAACAAACATAGGCAATTTTATTGATTATAGTGGATATGGAGATGTGGTCAGTATAGAGTGTCGCAGTAATGCTGGGTTTGATATTTTTTCACCACCTTTATCTATGTCATCAAATTCGCGCATTGTTTCCCAAAATCTATCTATGGAAGAAGGCGGCATTTTAGCTGGAGATATTTCACTAAGAGAGGTTGTTCTTTGATTTGTGAGTGTAAATAAATATGAATGGCGAAGAAAAAACTCGACAAGTCGGGTTCTCTTGAGTTCCACCCTCAACTAGAACATAAGATCAGAACAAAGACCCGCAAATTTAAATTTACGGAGAAACAAGTTCAATTCTTGAATATCGTACTGAATCCAAACAATTCTATTATTTTTGTTTCTGGACCAGCAGGATCATCCAAAACTTACATGGCTATTTATGCCGCAATCCAACTTATGATGGATGACCGCGAAAAAGAGCTTTTATATGTAAGAAGCATTATTGAAAGTGCAGACAAAGGACTTGGCAGTTTGCCAGGTGATATCGCTGAAAAATTCGATCCTTTCCTTATGCCTTTATACGATAAGCTTGAAGAAATCGTGCAGCCTCAAGATGTTGCATGGTTAAAGAAGCAAGAATTAATCAGTGCCATCCCAATCAACTTCTTGCGTGGAGCAAGCTGGACAGACAAGATTGTTGTAGCGGATGAATGCCAGAACTTTACTCTCAAAGAACTCACCACTTTGATTACCCGAGTTGGCGAAGGTTCAAAACTTATTATCTGCGGCGATATTATGCAAAGTGATATTGGGCAGAGATCAGGTTTCAAAACCATGTTTAATTTGTTTAATGACAAAGAAAGCAAAGACAAGGGAGTGCAAACTTTTGCGTTTACTCACGAAGATATTGTACGCAGCGAAATACTTAAATTTTTAGTATCTAAATTGGAAAAAATAGGAGCAGCGGTGTAAAGATATATAGACAAGGCTACCACAACGCACGCAGCGGATGCAAAGTTATAACAGGTGGTAGCCTTGTCTTTTCGTCTAAAAAAATAACTAGAAAAAACACTATTTAAAGACATTATAATAGTATGAATTCTACGTTTTGTCCAAGTTGTGGCGTAAAACATACTTATAATTATTCGAAGCCTAAATTTTGTTCTAGCTGCGGCAATTCTTTAGGAGCTGTTTTGCAGCAACCTCAAAAGATATCGAAAACCCGTTCTGAACCAGAGTATTATGATGAAGAAGATTTCGATCCTGAAAATTCAGATGCACAATACGTGCCAAACATCTCTAGATTTCAAGTGGATGTAGAAAACTATTCAGAATCCGCTTCTTTTTCTCTTGGCTCTTTATTCGGCCAAGCTGGTGATGCTCCAAAATCTAACAGAAGCAGAAGAGTTTCTAGCGTAGATGACTTTATCAATAATAAAACCCGTCGTGGAGAATAAGCTTAAAACATACGAAGACTGTGCTGATATAATTGACAGCGTTGTTTTGAGATTCCAAAAGAAATGGCAATTAAAAGCAATTAACTGGTTTGACTTCGACGATGTTTCACAAATCGTCAAAATACATATTCACAAAAAATGGGATATGTGGGATCAAGAGAAACCATTGGAACCATGGGTTGCTCGCATCGTATCCAATCAAATTAAAAACATAATAAGAAACAATTACACAAACTACGTTAAACCATGTATGCAGTGTAAATATAACATGGGCGATAATCTATGCGCTCTTACAAGAAACGGGCTACAAAACTCCTCTTGTTCTGATTATGGTAAGTGGGTAAAACAAAAACAATCAGGCTTTGGTATCAAGCTTCCTCTACCGATAGAGAATCACTCACAAGAGGTTAATCAACAACAAGATTCGGGGATTGATTTCTCAGATTCTGTTTCAAAATTAAACGACATTCTTAAAATGGAACTTTCCGAGTCTCACTATAAAGTTTATATAATGTTGTTTTTTGAACATAAAAGCGATGAAGAAGTAGCTAAGTTTATGGGCTACAAAAGCAATGAGAAAAATCGAAAAGCGGGCTATAAACAAATAAAGAATTTAAAAAAAATGTTAAAGCAAAAAGCCGAAAACATTATAAATGACAACGATATAATTTTATGACTTTAACTGAAGAGCAGAAAGAATCTATCAAAAGCACATATCGAAAAACAACTGATCTCAATGAGATAACTCGTATTGTATTTGATAATCCAGATATAGATGGCAGAAGCAAAGAAGGAAGACTTATTCGTTCTTATATGATCGAAACTGGATTAAAGTTCAAAACCGTTCGCAGGCAAAAGAAAGAGGGAATCGAATTTTCTGAAGAGCAGCGCAAATTCATTGTCGAACAAGCAAACTCTGGATCGTCTTCTTTGCGCATTGCAGAGATTTTATTTCCCGATAGGGAAATAAAACCACTTTCTCTGGAACAAAGAGCTGTGTATTCTGTGATAAATGAAATTAACCCAGATTATTCTCCCTCACAAGACAGCGATGTTGGTCTGAGCAGTTATGTGGCACCGAAATCGACGAGCCGAATCGTCAAGAAGATCAACGATGCAACTGGTAATGAATTGCAGGATGATAAGATTAATAGACAACATAAGTTGTGCGTGGAGAGATTGGGTATCAATTTAAATAATTCACGATTTCTGAAGATCGTAAATAATTATACCTCGAAAGAGGATAGAGAATTATTCGAGCAGGAATTTATACGTTTAACTTGGGACAAACCAGATTTAACTGCGGATGAAATCAATTTATACATGAACGTGTGTAAGGAGATTGTTAACTTGGAAGTCGTCAGTAAACACTTGAATAAGTTAAACGATATTTTTGATATTACAAACGATCAAGAGGAAATGAGCGTTCGTTTGTCGGAAATTATCAAAGCGAAAAGCTCTGAGTATCACCAATGCGAAACCCGTATCGAAAACCTCACGAAGAAGCTTCAGGGTGATCGATCCGAGCGAATGAAAAGCAAGCATAAAGAAAATGCTTCTATTTTATCTTTGGTTCAATCGTTCCAAGACGAAGAGGAAAGAATCAACATGGTTAAAATCGCAGAGATGCAAAAAGCTCTTATCAAAGAAGAAGCCAGCCGCTTAGAAGGAATGGCGGAATGGAAAGCTCGTATACTTGGCTTATCAATGGACGATGTAATTTAATATCTCAAAAAAGTAACAATGTCATTTGAATGTAAAGAATGTGGAGAATCATTTTTTCTGCTTAAAAGCCTACATGCTCATATCAAAAAACACGATATGATTTTGGGGGATTATTATGTAAAGCATTATCAAAGAAAAAATAAGCTGAACGGATGTTTGCTTCAGTTTAAAAATTATGAAGATTATTTTGAGAAAGATTTTACAACTTATGAGCAGTTGATTGAATGGTGTTATACAGCGCCAACAGAAGAAGTTAAGCCTTATATTATTTCTCTCTTGAAAAATAGAATAAAAAAGAAACAATTAGTATATGGCCCGAGTACTATTGAACTTTTCACTTCCAGTCTGCCTTCTATGCATTTATACAAGCAGATTTGTGGTAGCTATTCAGCGGTTTGTGAGGAATGCGGTGTTAAACCATTGTTTGCATCTAATCTACCAACATCATTTCATGATGATTGCCGCGATGTCAAGATTTATATAGATACCAGAGAGCAGCAGCCTCTTGAATTTAAAAACTCTCAAAGTCTTAAACTGGATGTCGGTGACTATGCAGTAAATGGCGACGATTATAATTATACTTATGTCGATAGAAAATCATTTGCTGATTTTTGTTCAACGATGACAGTTAGCTATAAGCGTTTCGCGAGAGAGCTTCAAAGATGCCGAGATCTAGGGTGTTACTTATTTATAGTAACAGAATGCGACTTATATAGAATGGCGGATAGAAACCTACACTCTCCTAAGAGATATAATCTTGATTATGCATTTCATAATATGAGAAAACTACAATCCGAATATAGAGATTGTTGCCAGTTTGTATTTAGCGGTAGTAGAGGAAATAGTCAATTATTGATTCCAAAATTATTGATTCAGGGGAAAAAGTTATGGAATACTGATATCCAGTATTTCTTGGATAACAATGTTATGGATTATTACGAAAGGAGTTCAAAATGAGTTGGGAAGTTGGATCACAAAAATTAAATAAAAAATTTAAAGACATTAATCAGGAAGTCTTGGACTGTAAAGGTTATATCGAAGAAAAAAAAGCCAAGGTATTACTTTACAAGTTTCTTAGGGAGAATCCTTCTTTTGCAACTGAATTGATCACTGGCGTTAGTTTATTCCCGTTCCAACATATAGCTATTAAAGCTATGATGGAAACAGATTATTTCTTGGGTATTTGGAGCCGTGGTCTTAGTAAATCTTTCTCTACTGCCGTGTTTGCTATCTTAGATGCTATATTCAATCAAGGAGTACATATCGGCATCATCAGTAAATCATTTCGTCAGTCTAAGATGATTTTCCGAAAAATTGAAGATATCGCCAAGGGAACTAAAGCCCCACTGCTCTCTCAGTGCATCACAAGGATCTCTAAAAGCAACGATGAGTGGGTTATGGAGATTGGTCGCAGCAAGATCACTGCGCTGCCTCTAGGCGACGGTGAGAAGCTTCGTGGCTTCCGTTTCCAAAGAATGATTATCGACGAGCTTCTTCTCATGCCAGAGAAGATTTTGAATGAAGTTATTTTGCCATTCTTGGCTGTTGTGGAAAATCCGACAGAGCGCCAACAGGTTTATGATTTAGAAACAAAACTAATCAAAGAAGGTAAAATGGATGAATCAGAACGTCATCTTTGGCCTCACAACAAAATCATTGGTTTGTCATCCGCAAGTTATAGATTCGAGTATTTATATAAGCTTTATTTGCAATATGAAAATCTGATCATGAACCCAGATCAAAAAGATAAAGCTCATAGAGTTATTATGCATCTAAGTTATGACTGCGCTCCCGAACAGTTGTACGATGCGAATTTGCTGGATCAATCAAAAGCGACAATGAGCATTGCTCAGTTTGAAAGAGAATTCGGATCTGTATTCACAGATGACAGCTCTGGATATTTCAAAGTAAGCAAAATGTCTCAATGTACAATTGTAGATGGAGAAGGTCAGTGCGTAGAAGTAGTTGGAGATTCTAAAGCGAAATACATTGTATCATTCGACCCATCTTGGTCGGAAAGTGATGGATCAGACGATTTCTCTATGCAGGTAATTAAATTACTTCCTGACCAGCGCAGCGGAGTTATAGTTCACTCTTACGCTTTGTCTGGAACGAATTTGAAAAAACATATTGAGTATTTTTATTACTTAATGACATCCTTTAATGTAGTGGCTGTTGTAGGGGACTATAATGGTGGTGTTCAATTTTTGAATTCATGCAATGAAAGCGAGCTATTCAAAAAGAATAACTTTAGATTGGACTGTTTCGATGCAGATTTGGACAATACTCAAGAATATGAAAAATCTCTTAGAGACGCGAGAAATCAATATAATCTAGAATCAAGAAGAATAGTATTCTTGAGGAAACCAAGTTCGTTTTGGATTCGTTATGCAAATGAATTGCTTCAGTCTGCATTTGATCATAAAAAAATATGGTTTGCTGGCATGGCCATGAACGATGACTTTACTCGCCAAAAATCTGCAAACATTCAAATATCAGAATTAAAATTCTCCAGATTAGACGATGAAAAAGAAGCTGGAGCTAGAATGATCGATTTTATCGAACACTTGAAAGATACAGTTGATATGATTAAAGTTCAATGTGCGCTAATTCAAGTCACAAGCTCAAGTCAAGGAACACAAAGTTTTGATCTTCCAGCTAACCTCAAGAAACAAAGAGGTGCGGATAAAGCAAGAAAAGACTCTTATTCCACATTGGTCTTAGGCAACTGGATGATGAATTTATACTACGATATGATGGCTGCCCCAAAAGAAGATGTTCAATCTACATTTGTTCCAATGTTTATTAATTAACTTTTAAAGTTAACTTTTAGACTTTTCGTGTAAAATATATCGATGCAAACGCCAAAGCGCAAATACAATAAGAAGTCTCAATACTGGAACGAAATAAGCCAGTCTAAAAGCGTGCCAGTAAATCAGCCGATAAATACTTTAAATTCTCAATACGAACCAGAATTATGCGGAGAGCCTTTTTATGTGGCTAGTGCGTCTATTGGTAACAGTGTATCCAACGCTTCTTATGCTAGATCAAGTGATACACAAAAAAGTTCCAGCAGAATAAACAGAGCCGCTTTTAATCGCACTATAGATAGATTCAGCAGCATTCGAAATGGATTGCTTCCATATAGTTATGCAATGGATGGCGTTAATGTTAGAGAGGCTATTGAGCTTTGCCAAAAAGCTTATGCAAACATTGCGATCTTTAGAAACGCGATTGATATCATGGCGGAATTTGCGAACACTGAGATTTATTTTGAAGGCGGATCTCAAAAGAGTAAAGATTTTTTCACAGAATGGTTCAAGAAGATTAAACTATGGAATCTCAAAGATCAGTACTTTAGAGAGTATTACCGCAGTGGCAACATTTTCCTTTATCGTGTAGATGGTAAATTCCAAGTCGATGATTATGTAAAAGTAGCTCGTCAAATTGGCGATTTAACATCAGCAGTAAATAAGATTCCTGTAAAGTATATTCTCTTAAATCCATTTGATGTTGTAGCTAAGAGAGGTTCAAGTTTCAATACTGGAGCTTATGAAAAAATACTTTCTGAATATGAATTAGCTAGACTGCAAAACCCAATTACTCAAGAAGACGAGGATATTCTAAACGGTCTTCCCCAAGATGTCCGCAAGGATATTAAAAAAGGAGCTTATTACTCAGATGGATTAAAGATCGAGCTAGATCCAAAGAAGCTAACATACTCGTTTTATAAAAAGCAAGATTACGAACCATTTGCTATTCCTTTTGGATATCCAGTTTTAGAAGATATCAATGCCAAAATGGAACTTAAGAAAATGGACCAAGCCATTACTAGAACCGTTGAGAATGTCATTCTTCTTATCACTATGGGCGCTGAACCAGACAAGGGAGGAATCAATCAAAACAATCTCATGGCGATGCAGACCCTATTCAAGAACGAAAGCGTCGGAAGAGTTTTGATTTCTGATTATACAACAAAAGCTCAATTCATCATTCCAGAGCTAAACAATGTTCTTGGTCCAGAAAAGTATAAAGTTCTAAACGAAGACATTAAACAAGGACTTCAAAATATTGTTGTTGGTGAGGAAAAGTATAGCGCTACTGAAGTAAAAGCTCAAATCTTTATTGATAGATTAAAAGAAGCAAGAAATGCATTTTTGAATGATTTCCTTCAACCAGAGATTCGTAGAATAGCTAAGGATATGGGTCTTAAGAATTATCCAACAGCTCATTTTAGAGATATTGATATTAGAGATCAAACCCAACTTATGCGTGTTTCAACAAGACTTATGGAGCTTGGAATTATTACTCCGCAACAAGGAATGGAAATGTTCCATACTGGTCAGTTTCCAAAAGCCGAAGACATCGCTCCTGCTCAAGAAGGATTCGTCAAGGAAAGAGAAGATGGTTACTACAATCCTATTGTCGGTGGTGTTCCAGTTATTCCGCCGCCAAAAGATCCAAATGCTCAAAAGCAATCAATCAATCAAACAAATAAAGTCGCTGGAAGACCAGAAGGAACAACTGGTATCCCGATTACGAAGGCGAATTTCTCAATGAAGAATATTCAATCTGTAGTTAAACAGATCGAGGAAGTTAGAGCTAAGATTGAAAAAGATCTTAAAAAGAAACTTTCATTAAGAAGATTGAATGCCCAGCAGGAAGAAATGATTGAGAAGTTATCTCAAGCAATTACTGTTTCTAAAGAATTAAATACTTGGGAATCTACAGCAGCTTCTTGTGTAAAGAACTTTGAAGAAATAGCTTCTTTATCGACAATGCCACAGGTATTAGATATATCTGCCGAGCATCAAATCGAAGATGATTATTCAGCGGCTTTATTATACCACTCCCAAAAAATAAATGAAGTATAAATATACTACTAAATTCGAATCGTCGATAATCTCTTGTGTCAAAGGAGATGAATCTTTTATCTCAAAAGCTTCTTTGGAAAATTTGAAACCACTGCTTCCTCAGAATATCGATTTTTCTGAAAACATTGATATCTTAGGAACCGCTTTTAATGCAGCAGTTATAAATAGATTCAATAAAAATGACGATGGAATGGATTCTTCTACAGCGGCTAGAATAATCAAAAACTTTCTTCATAAGCCAACTAATATCGAACACGATAAAAGTAAAGTTGTTGGACATATTGTGAGTGCTGGTTTCAGCGAATACGGAACGAATTCTTTGATAGATATTGAAGAAGCTCTAGATAGAAAAGATCCTTATAACATTGCTTTGGGCGCTGTTGTTTATAAATACGCTAATAAAGATTTCGCGAAGCTCATTGAAAGATCTGTAGATCCAGATGATACGATGTATCAATCAATATCTACAAGTTGGGAAGTTGGTTTTAGTGATTATGTTATCGCAATTGGAAGTGTTGATTTAAAAGATGCTGAAATTGTTGATCCAAAACACTTCGACGAAATGAAGAAAAAACTCAAGGCTTATGGTGGAGCTGGAAGATTAGATGACGGAACTAACGTATATCGATTACTGAGCGGAGAAATATATCCACTTGGAATAGGCTTCACAACCAATCCAGCCGCAGATGTAAAGGGATTATATTCTGATAACGAATCATCTTCAATGGTCGAGATAAAAGATAAAAGAGATAAAAAATCATATTTCGATATAAAAAAGAAAGATTATATCAAAAAAACAGAATCATCTATTTCCCAAATACAATTAGCTAATGTAAAACACAAAAAAGAAACTATTATGGATATTGAAAAAGTCCTCTCTGAACTTAAAGACCTTCTTGTCGAGAAGAAATTCTCTGAAGAAGCTGTAGCCAATATGACCAGCACGTTTGCTGAAGCTATCAAACAAAAGGATGTCGAATATCGTGCATCACTTACCAAAGCCGAAGAAGAAGCCGCTGCTGCCATTCAGGAGCGCGAAGAACTCAAGGCTTCTGTTGAAAAGCTTCAATCTCAAGTTGGTGAAGCCGCTCAAAGAATTGCTGAATTTGAAAACTTCAAAAAGCAAGAAGAAGCAATTGCTCGCTTCAACGCAAGAATGGAAGTTATCGATAATAGCTACGATCTTGAAGATGAAGACCGCAAGGTTCTCTTGGAAGAACTCAAGTCTCTCGATGCTTCAGAAGAAGCTTTCGCTTCTTATCAAGGTAAGCTTGCAGTTATGTGGAAGCACAAAGACAAAGAAGTTAAAGCCTCTTACGAAAAGTCTATTCAAGATAGAATCGACGAAGAAGTAGCTAAGAAGCTCGCATCTGTTTCTGTCGCTTCTGAAGTCAAAACTGACAAGGAACTCGCTGAAGAAGCTCTTGAAAAAGCAGAAGCTTCCGAAACCACATTACCAAATTCAAACGAAGAATCTTCGAAAGAAACCAAATCTTTACGTGATAAATTTGCAAGCGCATTTAATCGCAACAACATCATTATTTCCTAAAACAATCTAAAAACTAATATTATGGCACTTAGAACATTACCATTCAGACAATATAACGAAACTGACGTTATCAACATGTTCGCTCTTGGAACTGGATACGTCAATGATTCCGTTACCGATAGCAGCAACGGAGACGCTGGCGTTTTCGTTACTATCGAAAGCGGCAATTTAAACGTTGACACCATTACCTATGACAATGCTTATGCATCTTATCTTGGTAAGACCAACTATCCACACGTTGGAGCCAATCAATACCCAAGAGTTTCATTAAGTCTTAAGCCTGCCACCTCTGGTGATGCGCTTATCGGCATGACTCTTCGCCAAACTGCAAAGCTTGACGAAAACGGTGAGAAGCTTCTTTACTACCCACAAAAAGCCGAAGAGCTTATGTGCATGCTTCCAGGTCAATCAGTTCCAGTCGCTACCCGTGGAGTCTTCACTCTCGCAGCAAGCGCTTTCGCTGGTGTCATCGGAACTGGCGCTGGACAAATTGGAATCGGTGGAGGTCTTAAGCTTCCTTCTGGTGTAAGTGGCAAGCTTACTGGTTGCGCGATCACTGATCCTACAAGAGTTGCTCTTGTTATCGCTACTGGTTCACGTACCGCTTCAACTTCAACCGCTAACCTCTCTGACCCACTTACAGGAGCTTATGCTATCGTCGGTCTCGGTCTCTAATTTAACCTAGAAAAATCTAAATATGAAAATTACTTTAAAAAGAACTCCAGAACAAATTGAGTTAATCAAGGCTATGGCTTCTAAAAATCGCAGTGTCGCGATTGAAGCTCAAGTTGCTCTTGCTGAATTTATCGGTCCTGTTTTAGCTGAAGTCATCAACAATGCTCCTACCTTGAGCAACTTGTTCACTCCGCTTCAATTCAACTCCGAAGATAATCCAAGCATTCCGCTTGATCTTTACTACGACGTTGCCGCTGAAGACTATATCACCGTTTACAGCCAAAGCGCTGCTGGTGGTCTTCCTCAGAACCAAGTTTTACCAACTGTTTCTGAAATGAAGATTCACACCTACACTCTTGATTCTGCATTGAGCTTCGACAAGCGTTATGCTGCCAAGAGCCGTATGGATGTTATCAGCAAGACCTTCACTCGTCTTGCTCAAGAAATCCTCTTCAAGCAAGAGAAGACTTCTGCAAACCTTCTTTTAGGTTCACTTGCAAATGCTTCCACCAATGGTAAGGCTCACGTTCAACGTGCCAATACCAATGGTCGCTTCTTGCTTGCCGACCTCAACGAGCTCTTCACCCTCGCCAAGAGAATTAACACTTCATGGCTTGGTGGTACTCCAGAAGCTCGTCAAGGTCGTGGTTTGACTGACATTATCGTTTCTCCTGAAGTTGTTCAAGAGCTTCGTTCAATGGCTTACAACCCAATCAATACTAATGCTGGAAAGCTTACCGATATTGCTGCTCCAGAAGATATGAGAACCTCTATCTACAACAGCGCAGGTATCCCTGAGTTCTACGGTGTTTCAATCATGGAAATCAACGAGCTTGGTCGTGGACAACGTTTCAACTCAGTGTTCGACGCTGTTGCTGGAACCACCGCTTATACCAATGCTGCTGGTGGTAACTCTGCCGCATTCAACGGAACAAATGACGAAATCATCATCGGTCTTGACCGTAGCCGTGATTCACTCATTCGTGCTGTTGCAGTTGATTCTGAAAACGGTTCTGAGTTCTCTCTTACCGCTGATGATCAATACAGTGTTCGTCAGAGCAAGATCGGTTACTTCGGCTCGCTCGAAGAAGGCCGTATGGTTCTCGACACTCGCGCTCTCGTTGGTAAGATCGTTTCTGGTCTCGCTTAATACGAGTGAGGTATTCAAAAGACCCACCCTTAATTGGGTGGGTCTTTTTTTATTTAAAACTATAGCAATAACAGTATAATAAAATATGCCTAGAAAAAAGAAAATCGAAGAAACCAATGGAGTTTTAAAGCAAGAAATAAAGGATGTCAGCAATGGCAACTTAGGATTAGTTGGGGAGATTAATAAAATGAAATCTGAGGGTAAAATAAATACTCCAGAATTTGTTCAAAAAATGCGCGAACTAGAAATGATTTTAGGGGTTTCTCAAATTAGTCCATTTGGCACAAATGAATTAGAAATCTTTGAAGAAAACCTAAAAGAAATGTCTATTACTGATTTACAGAGATTAGCTAATAAGATTGGTATCAATCCGTTTCACGAATATCCAACATTAAAGAAAAACCTAATTAGGGAATTCCAAGCATATACCAAAAACAGCCGCAGAAATATTATGCCATCAGCAGTAAATAGTTTCATTCCAGATCCAAACAATCCACAGCACAAAGACTTACTAAGGATCTTGAGGGATATTTGAGTGTAATATAATATATGAGCGTAATTAGCGATTTAGCAACAAAGATTTTTCAAACTGAATTTGATGGTGACACTGGAATAGCTTACAATTCTTATATTGAAGCTTGGCTTGGTGCAAATTTAGGACAATTAAACACAAGAATAAATACATCATACAGCGGTTTAAGCGCTGAGTTGGATTTAGAATCCCAAGCTATATACAAAGAAATGTATATGAGTAGTTATTACCGCAAGCAATCTCGCAATGCTCTTAGGGGTTTAGTTGGAAACACAAATGGATCTGATATCTTGAGCTTGAGAGACGGTAATAGTTCTGTTACGTTCACCAACAAGAATGAAGTAGCAAAGGTTTATAAAAGCCTTGCTGAAGAAAGCGATAAAAAAATAGATAAGCTTTGCCACAATTATAATATCTATCAATC